TTTGCGGCTCTTGTTCATGAAAGTTTCTCAGCTCAAGCTTGCTTGCGAAGAATTTCTTCTTGAGCACCCCGACAATGAAGTGAAGATCCTATGGGAAGAAGGCGTAATTTCTGAAAATTACGATCCCGAATTCCTTGAAGAACCCACTGACGTGAGGGTGATAAACGACTGGCCGTTGCCAGGCGACAGTCTTATTAACAAGGCAGAATCTCCTGAGAAAATGTTTGTCATCATGTATGGCGAATATCAACCATCGGGCTTTGGCTATAAAGCAGTTGCTTCTCTTCATGATGAATTTTCCCAATCTCACCACGTCTGAGCTTTATGCTCGCATGAAGCAACTGGACCATGATGTGGTTCATTTGTTCGACTGCTTTGCTTCTGATACCGGAGTAGATGTGCTTGGCCTGTATCTCTCTTTTGATGAAGAAAGCGAACGGTATGTTCTCGACTGGCACTTTGCTTTTCTTGAAGAATGAACCACGCCATCTTTACTTACTCTCCGTCCGACTTTTCCTGCATGGAAGACTCTGCAAAAGCTGCAATGCTCGACCGTTACAACGGCATTTTTACACCGCTGGAAATCAGCGCTGAAGCTTTTAAAGCTGCTTACGACACGCCTGGCATTGGTTCTCACATTGAAAAGGACTATAAAGGCTTATCCTATTTGTCGTGGCCTTTTGCTTTCCGCTACTTAAAGGAGCATTTCCCGACGCTTTTTGTGGCCTTTGAAGAGAAAACCATTGGCTGGCCCGTATTTGGCGAGCCTGGCGCCTTCATTCTTCGCCCCTATCTAACGGACGGCATTCGCCGCACTCCAGCACTGGTATTTCCAGTGATGGACAGGAAGCACAATTCCATTCAGCAGCTTGATGGTCGTGCCATTAGCGACAACATCCAACGTGCAAGCGTCAAGGCCATCGCTACGTTTACGGGCCTTGGTCTTCGGCTCTATGCCGGAGAGGACATCCCTAAGGAAGAAGCACCGAAGCCTGCTCTGCAGCAAGATGTCCCAAAGCCTGCTCGTGCGGCCAAGAAGGCTGCGACGGGAACTACTGGTGGCACTTCTGACTCTGCCCCTGACTCTGCCCCTGACTCTGCCCCCGAGTCCTTCGATGCAAAAGCAGCTCTCACAGCAGTTTGCAAAGCCAATCCTCTGAATTATGCCGACGAGAAAGCTTCTATGGCTGCAGGCAAAGCTGCTCTTGAAAGCATTGGACTTGCTCGCGCCACGGAAGTCAAAACCTGGCAAGCCTTCGGAAACGTCGTCGCAGCAATGATGACGCTATGGGCAAAGCAAGAGCAAATTGCCATTAGCAAAGCTGAAATGACTGAAGAAATCAATGCCGTGCGCGGCCTTGAAGATACTGCTGCCATTATTGATGGTATGAAAGCTTTTGTTGCAAAAAAGCAGTAGATCTAGCAGCGGCCCGCTTAGCGCGGGCCTTTGCTGGAACAGTTTGCATTGATGATGATGCCCTACCAGTTATTGAGCTTCCTCCCGCCTTTTTTGGCGAATGATCCTCTTGGCTTGTTTCTTCTTGTTACTTTCACATGCTTGATCCTTGCTCTGTCGATCCTGGCTATCCTTTCACTGATTCTCCCATGAGTCGCTTCACTTTTCTTTACGAAGAAGGAGAAACCAAAGTTTCTTATTCTTTCCATAACATTTACATGCCTGAAATCATTGAACATTTCAAGCAGTTTATTTTGGCTTGTGGCTTCTTTGAAAGCTGCATAATAGCCTCCATGGAAACCATGGTTGAAGAGCATGAAATGATGGAAGAAAAGCGTGCAGAATCATCGCTCTCTGATTGATGCTTGTCATGAAGCGTTCTGGAGCTTTCCTGAAGACACGCTTAGCAGTGATCGTCGCATTGCTGCTGTTCTTGAAGCCATTGCTAATCATCCTTTGGCTGATAAGCAATTTCTTCATCAAACTGCTCGAACTATTCTCATGCCTGACATTGCAATGTGCTCGGGGGGTGAATGCCCTGTTAAAGAAAACTGCTGGCGCTACATGGCGCCTGCAGATCGCTGGCAGAGCTATTTCGCTGCGCCTCCATGTGATGAGGAAGGCTGCGACTATTTCTGGGACATGAACGAGAAATAGTGGCTTGTTACGATCTATGCCTTGCCTCTCTTCAAATGCCAGCGTTCTCCCGTCACGAACCAAATCGGCTTCAACTGAACAAGAAACGCTATTACGTCTGCGACGATTTTCCCAATGTCCCCGTAGGGTATGTTTTGCCCTCTGTGACGACTATTGCGAGCGCGTGTTCGTCGCCTGGCAAGATTGCAGCTCTCATGAACTGGCGCAGGAAGGTGGGCGATGAAGAAGCTAATCGTCGCACTCGTAATGCTGTGGATCGAGGCAATTGGCTTCACGGTGTTCTAGAAGACCTCTGGAATGGTGAAGACATTCAAGCCCACCTCGACTCGCATAAAAACTACGTGCCTTATTTTGAAAGCATCATGGGCTTTCTTGAACGCGTAGATAGTCCACTGCTTGTTGAAAGCGCCATCGCTTGGTACGATCCAGCACAAGAAATTGGCTATTCAGGTACTTTTGATATGCTCGCCAAAATGAACAACGGTGCTTATGCGCTGCTTGATTGGAAGACGAGCTACAAGGAAAAGCCTGACACTCAGTTAGCCGACTATCGCATGCAGCTTGGCGCCTACGTGCAAGCTATTGAACAGATGTATGACATTGAAATCAATGAGGCACATTGCGCCATTGCTATTTATGATCCTGACACTGGCAATGGCCAGGAGGCGCAAATTATCAGCCTCTCCGAAGCTGAGCTTGCTATGCAAGCAGGCATCATGGTGCAGAAAGTGCAGCAGTTCTTCTTTGAGCACTACCCAGGCGGGCGCCCCTTAACAATTTCTATGGACCGTGGAGCTTGACTCCTCTGTTCATAGCGCTATGCTTCTTATGCCCCTTCCAGGGCCTACTACACTCCGTTGAGGAACACTCAATGCCCGCTGGCGACGCTCCTACTTTTTCTGGCACTCTCGATCTCACTCCTGACATCTTGAACGCGATGAAGAAGGCAGGCACCAACCCCCAAGGAAACTACTCCCTACGTTTTGCGCTTTGGGACAATGACAAGCGCGACAAGGATACTGCCCCTCATTTCAAAGGGCAAGTGACCGTCAATAAGCTTGACAACTCTCCCAAGGCCTACGCTTCGATGTGGGACAACGGCAACAAGGCAAAGCAAAGCTTCTCTGACGATCCGTTTTGATCGTTTCTTAAAGCTTTTCTTTTCTTGACAACGGGGCTCTTAAGAGCCCTTTTCTTTTTCCAGAACCATGCTTCTTAATGACAAGGAAATCAGCATTCTTGCTGAAAATGATCTTATTTTTCCTTTCGTCGCAGAGAAAACCAGGGAGCTTCCCAACGGCACCAAAGCCCTCTCATACGGCTTGAGCCATGCTGGATATGATTTGAGCCTTTCCCCAAAGGGCTTTATGGTCATCAATAACAATGCTCCCATTGAAGCGTTGGATGTGAAGGCCTTCAACAAAGAGCTGATGTATGAGGCAACGCCTGTTGAGCAGAATGGCTCCATGTTCTTCGTCCTTCCGCCGTTTTCTTATGCTCTTGGCGTGAGTGTGGAACTCTTGACAATGCCGCCTAACATAATGGGGATCACAGACGGCAAGAGCACATATGCTCGACAAGGAACCATTCTTAACGTGTGCCCGATTGAGCCTGGCTGGAGTGGTCACCTTACTATCTCTATTGTCAATCCTTTGGCTTTCCCCGTGCGCGTGTACGCAAACGAGGGCATCGTCCAAGTTATGTTCTTGCGTCTTAATTCCGACTCAGCTCAAGACTATGGCGATGGAAAATATCAAAATCAAGGCGCTAACGTAGCGTTTGCTGCTGTCTAATTAGTGAGCGCTCTTGAAGATCAGTTCTTAGAACTATGGCAAGCGCATTTCCCTGACCTTCCATTGACCAGGGAATTCAGCGACGTATCAACCTGGGAATCTGATTTTCAAGAGCGCTATGCAAAAAGCAAGCGTTCAAAACGTTACAGGGCAGACTTCGCTCATTTGTCTTCACATTCTCTTATTGAGATACAAGGTGGCACATTTAATCGTGGCCGTCACGTAACTGGCTCAGGTTATGAGCGTGATGCTCGTAAATTCAATTTGGCAATGATGGGTGGATGGAAAGTGTTTCTTCTTACCAGCCAAACGGCCAAAGATTTTTTTTGGCTTGAGCGGATTGCTGCTTTTCTGCAAGCGTCTTAATAGCCTCTCCGGCTTCGCCTAGCAACGCATCAGCGGCTTCAAGATCACACTGCTGCATTTGCATGGCTTGACGCAGTTCAAGATTCTCTTTTACTAGGGCAGTGACGGCTTCCTGCATGTTGCTCCAGCCTTCCATCATTGTGCAAGCCACTTCCCGTAGCTTCTCAATATCGCCGCATTCGCTTAGGGCTTTTTTATTGGCAACGAGAGCAAAGTCCCGTTCCATGCTGCGTTCAAAAGGCCCCATAACGCCAATACAATCTTGACCATTGTATTTTAAGCCAATGGGAATAGAGAAGGTGTTCATTGCTCTTGCATTGTTTCGTTTAGCCTAGCCATGCAGCGATTTGGCAAACGGTTTGTTTATCGGGTGGATGATGGGAAGGATGCCGTAAAATGCGGGACGGGCTACCGTCCGTACAAGCTCCCTCGCACTCCTCGCAACCATGAATGGCTTCCAGGACAAGACGTGGTGTACGTACAACGTACAGCAGCAGGGTGGATGCCCTCTTCCATTGTTGGCACCATTGAAGGTTTTGATGCGAGCGGACGTGCCAAGAAGGCACGAGTACGGTGGCATTCAGCTACGAACATTGCTCCTACAATCAGTTTGCAACGACTTCGACCCCTCTCGCTGATCAACCATGCTTACCAAAGCAACTGACGACTTGCTTAAGGACTTGTCCAAAACTATTGCAGTGTTGCTCGTAGGGTTTGGCGCGCTGTGTTTGCAAGCATGGCTTGTAAGCATTTGTGCAGGCTTGTTGATTCCTAGTTTTTCTTTGACTTTCTGGAACTGGGTGCTGATTGTCGCCACTTTTCGTTTCCTTATCACGACTGACAAAGCTGAATGATGACCAAAATTGATCCGCTAATGGATGGCATTAGCTTTGTGCGTCTCATTGATTGGATGGGAAGCTCTTTGGATATTGTTTGTGACGCCCGTCAAAGTTTTGATCAAACGAGTAGTGAATGGTCTGAAAAAGACCAAAAGCTGCTTAATTATTTAGTGCAACACAAGCACACCAGTCCATTTCGTGGTGTCATTACAAAATGGCAAGTGAAAGCTCCACTTTATGTTTGTCGGCAATGGTGGAAGCATGTAATTGGTGGAACATTTGCTAACGATACACTTGGCTGGAATGAAAAAAGCTTTCGCTATTGCGAAGCCGATGATGAAGTGTCTTATATGCCGCGAGGTTTTCGTTATCAAAGCTCAAACAATAAACAAGCCTCCAGTGGCCCCCTGGAGCCTGCTATGAATCAAGTGGCAATGATTGAATATGCCAAGGCATTAGAACAGGCTAAACAGGCTTACAGGGCTCTCCTGACGCTAGGAGTGAGCAAGGAGCAAGCGCGAGGAATCCTGCCTATGTCCACTTACACTTCTTTCACATGGACCTGCAGCTTGCAAGCTTTATTGCATTTTATTTCATTGCGAGATGAAGCTAGTAGTCAATGGGAAATTCAGGCTTATGCTCAAGCCTTATCTTCCTTGGCCCGCCCATTGTTTAAAGAAGCTTTTGAAGCTTTTGATCTTCACCAAGCATCATTTTGACCATGCACGATCCTGTTAAAAATCCTCGCCACTATGCCAAAAACGGTGGCATTGAATGTATTGAGGCTATCGAAGCCTCAATGGACAAAGACGGCTTTAAGGGTTTCCTAAAGGGAAATATCATCAAATATGTTTGGCGCTATGAAGACAAGAATGGCTTGGAGGATTTGAAAAAAGCGAGCTGGTATCTTGACCTTCTCATCTTTAATATGGAAAATGAGCCACAGCAAGAAGCAATTGAAGCTCTTGAAAACGCCTCTCAGCAATGCGAAGGAGGATTTTGTCCGATGCCAGGTGTCCGTTACGATCTTCCAGGAAAACAAGTGATGTTTGCTCCCGTCGAAAGCTAAGCAGCACTACAACAAAGCCCCCATAAGGGGGCTTTTTCATGTTCAATTGATTGATGCATCGGCAGGACAATCCCTTTCTTCTCGCACCATGCTTCAAGCTCTTTTTGGTCGGTGTGAGCACTAACAAAACTATTGCAATATACCCACGCCATTAAAATTTCTTCTTGCTTTTCAGTCCAAAATTGCTGAGGACGCCACCATTCAAAAAGGTTTTCATTGCCTTTGGAAAGGTTGCAAGCTCGACAAGAAGGTACAAGATTAAATTTACTAAAATGAGGCCCTCCCTTGCTCTTTGGAATAATGTGGTCGATTGTAAGCTTTTCTTTCCATTCTCCGCAATATGCACAGGCGCATTGGCCAAATGGTCCCCTTAAAAAATAGTCTTCAAAGATGCTTTTGCGAAATCTGCGTTTTGCATCACCAGGGCGAAGTTCAATGAGAGAGTAAAGCAGCTCATCAGGACCATTCGCTCTTAGCATGGCACTATTAAATTGTCTTGCCCATAGTTTAACGCTAAATAATGCCTCGTGAATTTTTATAGAATAAGCGTATTGATTGATGGCTATGGACAGTTTCAAGGAGGGCCTTGCAAATTTTGTAGCCACCATCACGGCTGGCATGTTGCTGTCAACAGGCGCCATGCTTATTGCAGTGGGCACTCAGCAAGCAAGAGTGGCAGTGCAAATTGAAAGCATCACCGAAAAGCTAAGCGTGCTCACAGACAAGATGAGTGACATTGAAACAAGAGTGCGCAGTTTAGAAATTAAGCGCTAGCGTATTTATATCTTCCTTGCATTGTTCATCATGAGCGGCGCAGAATGGTTTGTTATTGGTGGTATCATTATTGCCGCCGCTGACCAAATTCTGGATCATTCCCCCTGGAAAAGCAACAACGTTCTTCAGCTTCTTATTGAAGGCCTGAAAACTATTTTCCGCGTGAAGGGCTGAGGCCATGTGGCCGTCAAATCGAGCATTCTGGGATGAATGCTTCCAAATTGCTCGTAAATATGGCGCTCGATATCCAGAACTGGTAGCTGCACAGTGCTGCTTAGAAAGTGGCTTTGGAAAGCACACTTCTGGAAAGCATAATTATTTAGGCTTAAAAGGAAGTGGCACTACTACAACCACGCAAGAATGGTATGACGGTCAATGGGTGACCATTAAAGCAGGATTCATTGATTTTCCCAGTCTTGCTGCTTGCATTGAATATCTAATCACGCGATGGTACAAAGATTATCGTCAATTTAAAGGCATTAATAATGCCCCTAATCGTTATGCAGCAGCGCGAATGCTCAAGGAGCAGTCGTATGCCACTGATCCCGATTACCCTATAAAACTATCTAAACTCATGAAGGAATATGCTCCTGAGAGCACTACTTTTACTATGATTGGTCCAAAGAAACGCCCACAAGATTTTGGTTTTAAGAAAGGCGATTCACATTTAATCGTGAACGATGCAATAGAAACCATGAAAGCTTTCTCGTTTGAAGGAAAGCTGTTATGGGAAATCCCTTGTCTTGCTCGTGGGCAATATAGTGATTTTGAATGGAAGATTACTAATTCAGACACTCCCCCTGGCCTTTATAAAATTGGTGCCATTTACAAAGACTACGAGAAGGTGGGCGACAAGCCTGCTTATGACCGTACTCTCATGGCTTACGGCTGGTACAGCTTCGATATGGTCGAACTAGAAAATCAAGAAACCGGCAATAGTAGAGCCGGAATTATGACGCACGGAGGTGGCTCTGCTAATG